AACGCAATTGCTTGAGCATCAAAGTATTTGACATTTGAGCTTGCCAAGGCATTTTTTGCCTCAGTTTTTGTAGTAGTTACCGTAAGGTAGGTAAGAGAGACCGTCACGGGCTTCTCATATACAGGAACCTTTAGTGTCAAAGCATACGCTGGAGTTACAAAATGAGCAAAGAATATTAACCCTGCTGATAATGCTGCTCCGACTTTTTTCAAATTAACTGTGAAGCTAATTCTGATATTGAGCATTTCTGCTCCTCTCAGTTGGCGAAGGGCACCAGTAATGGTGCCCTCTTTCGTACTCAACAGTAGCACAAGCGTTACACCACATGTCAAGCAGAACAACAATTAATTAAAATAATATGTTTAATAGGACAAATTGCGCTTAATTATATTTAATTAGACATACATATTTTGTGCTTTTACACGGAAAACCATTCTATTACATAAATATACTCATATAGAATGGACATCCTATGTCATCAACTGATATAGCAACTATTGTCGCTGCGTACACGGGTGTAGCAGTGGTGGTGGGCGGAGTTGCTTGGAAAATTTTTAAGAACGCTGTAAACAGAGCTGTTGAAGATATGCGACCAGATACGGAGCCTATGAATGAGCTTCGCCATAATGGTGGAAGTTCCCTTTTAGATGTGGTAAAGCTACAAATTCTCCCCATGGTAAAAGAACTTAAAGATGATCTTAAAGAAGTGCGCGAAAATCAAATAATTATAGATAGCAAGGTTTCTAAACTTGAAGGTCGTTTTGAACAACATGTGGATGAGGCTGTCTAGTATTTGTCGACAACTTCTTGCTATGATTAATGTGGGCAAAAAGCCTACTAATAACAAGGAGAACCATGAATAAGCAAATTCAAGCGGCGCTTGCGTCATACGCTCGTACCGCAGTTTCAGCAGCTCTTGGAATGTACCTAGCGGGTCACACAGACCCTAAGTCACTTGGACTAGCGGCAGCAGGCGCTGTTGCAGGACCACTACTTCGCGCATTGAACCCTAAAGACGGCGCTTTTGGCGTTGGAGCAAGTAAGTAACTAGTTAGAAAATAGGTGGTCAGCACACGTTGGCCACCTTTTTTCGTCTATACTGGGCACCTAAGAAAGGTAGGCTACATATGGCAATCAAGTGTGCAAATTGTGAGAATGATGCAGATTACACAACAGCAGACCCAGGAGTTAATCCTGTAGATTATTGCGCCGCCTGTCTTCCAACGTGGTTACGTAACCGTGCCTCTGCTGGACACTTCCCTCTTGTTGAGCCAACACCAAAAACAAAAGAGAAGACCGCTAAGAGTCCTGAATGAGGGTAACGCGGATAAACGCCGTTCAGGTGCATCCGTTTCCAAATAAAGTTGAGTCACCTCAAGGACCCTTTCCTAGAGAGATGTTTCGTGAGCCTGAGATAATCTCAGATTACGAACCTCAGTTTAATGAAGACGGTCAAGGGTTTGAACCAGGTTCTACGGCTCAAAATAACTTTAAACCACCTCGTGTACTGCGCTGCGGATCGTGCTTTGAGCGCGTTATGGAAAACGAGACAGAGCTACATGTTTGTGAGGCGTAATGGCTAAGTACAAAAAACCCCAAACCTATTATGAAAAATCAGCAGACAACGCAAATAGAAAACTTAACCTTACTCTTCGTTCCCAAGAGAAAGTTTATGGGGACTTTGAAGTCTACACTCCTACAGAACCTGATGAGAGTACTCGAGACGTGCAAACGTGGTCGGATGCTCCTGTAACAGCTCCGACAATTAACCCTCCTCGCCCAAGAGCTAAAAAGATTGCTTATAGCAAAGAGGCGCAAAAACTTGTGGTTAGGTTTAGAGATGGGACGTGGTGGGAATACAACGAAATTCCTGTAGACATGTGGAACGATTTAAAGTCTAGTAACTCAACAGGACGATATCTTGCTAGTTCAGGACTAGACCAACACGATAATATGGGCCCATTTAACCCCAATCAAATGCCTGAAGAAATTAGGGTATTATTTAACTCATAATGAGAACTTACGGACCACTATACGCTGGCAATTTGCAGTACTACCATAATAAATTCTTACCCATACTAGAGGTAGGAACCACTCAAGAAACAGAGGGCAGATACCGAAAAGGTAAGTGCTTGGTTTTTAGAGTACCTTTTACAAAACCAGGGTATTACTTTGGTTTATTTTATAAGAACTTATTTAATAAGTACCTAGACGAAGATGAAGTTGACGAGATACTATTTGGGGCTATGAAATCGCGCACGGCTTGGAAACCAGAGGATGGACTATATGATGAAGTTTTCTAAGACTAAAGAACCTTGGACTAAACCATTTTCAGAAAAAGTTGCTAAGAGAGTATCTAAGATCCCTACAACTGAGTTGGAAATGTGGATTGATCAGTCTCTTTATGAGGTTGGGCGCTGCATGTCGTTGTACGCAAAATCAAGGGAAAAGGTTTACTTAAACGAAGCTTTGGCGGGGTCAGAAGCTCTCCATGCTGTAGTAGATCAGCTCCATGCTAGGGCGACACGCTAGTCCTGTTTATAAATTTGTCGACAATTAGTGTATGCTAAGCCTTGCCTCTATCTTCTCCCGTTGACAGCTGGTATAGGTGAGCCTGGGTTTAACGCCCAGGCTTTCCTTTTTACAATAAACTAAGGTTGATATGACTGAGCAAGAATTTTTTGACGAAGATGACGAAGACCTAGAGCTTGAAGAAGACCTCTTTGTTGAGGAAGAAGACGAGCTTGATGAGCTTTCTAAAGAGTTTGTTCAAAAGGTAATTGACCGCTGTATCCAGTTTATGGACATGCTTGTAGGTCATTCCCTGCACCCTTATCAGCTTCCCTTAGCCCGTCGCATTATTGAGTCTGTACTCATTAATGACGGTGAAGAAGTTACGGCTTTAGCAGCCCGTCAGTCAGGAAAATCAGAGACAATCGCTAATACCGTGGCAACCCTCATGGTGTTACTACCACGCTTGGCAAAAATGTACCCAGACCTTCTTGGTAAGTTTAAAGACGGTATTTGGATCGGAATGTTTGCCCCAGTTGAAGGCCAGGTAGAGACACTTTTTGGCCGCACAGTAAACCGACTAACATCTGAGCGTGCACTCGAAATTCTTGGAGACCCAGAGATTGACGACTCACTTGGAAAAGTAGCTGGAGTCACACGTCAAATTAAGCTTAAGAATTCAGGGTCATCTCTTATTATGATGACCGCTAATCCACGAGCCAAGATTGAATCTAAGTCGTTCCACCTAATTGTCATTGATGAGTGCCAAGAGGCTGACGATTTTGTAGTTTCTAAGTCTATCTCCCCTATGTTGGCGTATTACTCGGGAACAATGGTTAAGACAGGTACCCCAACCACACATAAAAACAATTTCTATCGATCTATTCAATTAAACAAACGCAGACAGACTAACACAAAATCTCGACAAAATCATTTTCAGTGGGATTACAAAGATGTATCTAAATACAACGCTAACTACGGCAAGTTTATAAAAAAAGAAATGTTGCGTATTGGTGAAGACTCAGATGAATTTCAAATGTCATATTGTTGCAAGTGGCTACTTGACCGAGGTATGTTTGTAACGTCTAACGTCCTTGATGAGCTTGGTGATACCTCGCAGGAAGTAGTTAAGGCCTGGCACAGAACCCCAGTAGTTGTGGGGATTGACCCTGCTCGTAAGATTGACTCTACCGTAGTCACGGTTGTATGGGTTGACTGGGATAGGCCAGATGAATTTGGGTACTTTGACCATCGCATCCTTAATTGGATGGAGATACAAGGAGATGATTGGGAAGACCAGTACTTCCAAATTGTGCAGTTCTTATCTAACTACGACGTGCTTGCTGTTGGTGTAGATGCCAACGGTGTTGGTGATGCGGTTGCCCAACGCCTTAAGCTCCTTCTTCCGCGTGCTGAGGTCCACTCACTTGGTAGTAGCCAATCAGAGCAGTCGAAGCGTTGGAAGCACCTTAAAGCCCTTATCGACCGCCGTATGGTTGGGTGGCCTGCACACGCAAAAACGCGCCGTTTACGTACTTGGAAACGCTTTTATCAGCAGATGTCTGATTTAGAGACTAAATTTCAAGGGCCTAACTTTTTGGCGCATGCACCTGATGAGGCCCATGCCCATGACGATTTTGCCGACTCTTTAGCTATTGCTTGCTGCTTAACGATGGATCTTACGATGCCAACAGTAGAGCAATCAACTTCTCCTTTCTTTCGCTAACCAATAAAAATTTTGGGCTTTAGGGACAAATCACCTCTATAAAGCGAGAGACTATGTAATAGGAAAAAGGCCTTTTCCATCACTATATCCATTGGAGTCATAATGACAATTGCACCAGCACCACACATGCCTGAGCGTC